TAAAGGTGGTAAAGCAAAAACCGTCACTAACCAAAACCTCCGTAAATTCGGTCGCAATATGGCCCGAGCTAAAAACCAAGGTGGCAAATAATGGCTAAAGAAAACAAACCTGCATCAGCTTATGCTGGTCGATACAAAGAAGTCGATATGAAAGGTGTTGTTACTAAGTCTGGTGATGGTATCTCAGAGCTGAATATCTCTGCCGGTAACGTGGGTAAGTATAACTATACACCAGAAAAAACTGATGGTATTAAAATCCGTGGCACAGGCGCTGCAACAAAAGGCGTGAAGGCTAGAGGGCCTATGGCATAGGACTTTACCACTATGATGACCTACACTCAGCTTTGCGCAAACATTCAAGACTACGTTGAGAATAGTTTTTCTGCAGACCAACTTGCGAATTTTACTCAGCAAGCGGAACAACGCATATACAACACGGTACAGCTTCCAGATTTACGTAAAAACGTAACGGGTATCACCTCTGCGGATGTAGCGTATTTGTCATGCCCTAACGATTTTTTAGCTTCGTATTCATTAGCGGTTATTGATGCTGACGGTAATTACAGTTACCTGTTAAACAAAGACGTCAACTTCATTCGTGAGGCCTATGCTAAGCCAGCTTCTACAGGGTTACCTAAGTACTATGCGATCTTTGGTCCACAATCAAGTGACCAGAAAGAGTTGTCGTTTATTTTAGGGCCTACACCTGACCAAAACTACGATGTTGAGCTTCATTACTTCTTTTATCCAGAATCTATTGTCACTGCTGGTCAGACATGGTTGGGCGATAACTTTGATTCTGCTCTGCTTTGGGGAGCTATTGTGGAAGCGTACCACTTCTTAAAAGGCGAACCTGATTTGATAGCTGCGTACCAAAATAGATACCAAGAAGCCTTAGCATTGCTTAAAGTTTTAGGTGACGGAAAAGATCGTGGCGACGCGTATCGAAATGGTCAAGTTAGACTGCCGGTGAGATAAGATGAGTTTAGTTCAAACACAAACCACAAGCTTTAAAGTTGAGTTGTATGAAGGGGTTCATAACCTTTTGGTTGACGATATTTACATTGCCCTTTATACAGCTAACGCTGATCTAAACCAAGCGACTACTGCCTATACAAGCACGGGTGAAGTTATAGCTTCAGGCTATACAGCGGGTGGGCAAAAGCTTTTATCGCCTTCGGTTAACTCATCTGGATATACTGCCTATGTAGATTTTGCTAATCCTTCATGGAACGCAGCTATCGTAGCGCGTGGGGCATTGATTTATAATGCGAGCAAGGGTAATAAGTCGATTGCAGTGCTAGACTTTGGGGCAGATAAAACATCGACCACTTTATTTACCGTGACAATGCCTGTTAATACGGCAGACAGCGCGATCATCAGATCATCAAATTAGGAGTTTGGTATGAACAAAGGTTTAGGCGAAGCTGCCAATGCACAAGATGCAAACGCAGTTAGTATTGCAAGAACAGGCGTAATTGACGAGTCTATCAATGCCACAGGTCAATATAGTGTTGAGTGCTATGATGCTGAAGGTAACTTGAAATGGTCAGACACCATTAAGAACTTGGTTGTAACTGTAGGTAAAAACGACTTGTTAGACAAATACTTTGCCGGCACTACTTATACTGCCGCTTGGTACATGGGCTTAGTTGATAATGCTTCATTTTCTGCCTATGCCGCAGGTGACACTTTAGCTTCACACGGCGGATGGTTAGAGTTCTTAAATTATTCCGGAGCTAACCGTACTACTGTCGGCTGGAACGCGGCGTCTTCCGGTTCTAAAGTATCAACAACATCCGCTTTCAGCATTAATAGTGCTGGGACAGTGTTGGGTGCGTTGCTGTGTACCACACAAACTAAAAATACAGCCTCTAATGGTGGTGCTGGTGTTTTATACTCAGCTGGCTCATTCACCGGCGGTGCGCGTACTGTAGCATCGGGTGACGTTTTGAACGTAACTTACACTGCGAGCGTATAACATGGCAGCATCATTTAAAGTTGGACAAGAAGTGCAGTTGATTACTGTTATTCCAGAAGGTCCTGTTATGCAATTAACAGTAGACCAAGAAGGTAACATTGAGTATTTAGTTGCCTATAAAGATAGCGATGGAGATTTTCAAAGTCGCTGGTTTAAAGAAGACGAATTAGTCGCAGTGTAATATGTCTGCAACGGGCGGTTGGGGATCGGGTACATGGGGTCAAGCTGGGTGGGGGATGTCGGTATATGATGATACTCTCGCAGAATCAGTCACATCTTCTGGCTCCCAAACGGTCACAGAAACTATAAACAGTGCGCTTACTGAAAGCGTAACAACTACTGATGCACAATCAGCTCAATATAATTTAGTTGCAGCGCTTACCGAAAGTGGAACTGTAACAGCTATTCAGACAAACACGTTATTTCTAGGTGCTAGTATTGCAGAAACAGCGTCAGCCGCAGATACCCAAACGCAAACGGTAACAGCAACAACAACGCTTACAGAAAGTGTAACGGCAGATGATAGTGAGTCTACCTCGTTAAGTTTAAACCTGACTGTAACGGAAAACGCTACAGCAACCGATATGCAAACTGGCGGATTTGTTTTATCCACAGCTATCACTGAAAGCGGAACCGCGTTAGATGTTGAAACTGTTAATGGCGCATACAATACAGGTGTTTCAGAAACAGCTTCTGCTATAGACACGCTAATAGCTACAATCGACTTGGTAGTTCAGCTCTACGAAAGTATCTTAACAACCGATGATTACGGTAGCACTGTAATAGGTAATGTGAGTTTAGTTGAGTACGGTTTCGCGAATGACGATATAAGCGCCGCCGGCAGTATATATAATGTCGCTCTACTTGAAGCAGTATTAGCCTCAGACAGCTATGCTGGAAGGTTGCTTTGGGAGCTAATAAATGATATACAGAATGTCAATTGGGGCGATGTGTCAAACTCTCAAAACCCTGTTTGGGCAGCTATAAACAATACTCAAAACCCTAACTGGACCAATGTAGCTGATGGTCAAACACCCGGTTGGTCAACTATTAACGATACTCAGAATCCTAACTGGAAACCAATCAACACTTTCGGGACATCATAGATGGCTAATACTTATTCATCAAATTTACGGCTGATTATCCAGCAAGACGGGACCAACCAAGGTACTTGGGGTGGTTATACCAACACGAATATTGCCTCCTTAATCGAACAAGCGATTACAGGCGTAGGTGCTATTACCGTGTCAGGTTCATCTAACTATACGCTGACTGTAACCAATGGTGCTTCTGACGAGGCTCGTAATGCTGTATTAAACATAACAGGCACACTAACTGCGGCAATCAATGTGATCTGTCCTACTGCAGCTAAGACGTATATCGTTAAGAACGGTACAACAGGTGGGTTTGCTATTACATTAAAGACTTCAGCAGGTACCGGTATTTCCGTGCCTAACGGTGCTACGGCGTATCTATATTGTGATGGGACTAATGTGGTTGAAGGAGTTAACTATGCTACTAATTACACTGCAGGTAATCTAGCATACACAGGCACTTTAACGGGTGGTACTGGTGTAATAAACATTGGTTCTGGTCAGTTGTATAAAGATGCTAATGGTAATGTGGGTATCGGCACGAGTTCGCCCGGAACTTATGGAAAACTGGAAGTGCAGACAAATGGTGGAACAGGTGTGGCAATTGCTGCATATAGTCCGTCAACTTCTAATGGTTCAAAACTACGATTATTTGACAATTATAATTATGCAGGTATCGAAGGTGTCCCAGTAGCAGCTTCGGCTTCTACTGATTTAAGTTTTATTGCTGGCGGGTCTTCTAAGATGCGCCTCGACTCCTCCGGCAACCTAGGTATTGGTACGAGTTCGCCTACTAATAAACTGACAATCAGCGGAACTGCTGCAACAGGGGCAACCACATTTTTATCAACAGGAACGACTACTAATTACAATGTAGGTCAGTTTACTAACACAGGCGGTAGTTTTTATTTCGGTTTAGATAATAATGCTGGGACTGCTTTTACTGGTTCGTCCGCTTATGGTGGTATTGTTGGCACAGGAAACTCTACAAGCCTCGGTCTTGTTACAAACGGTTCGGTAAAAGTCACCCTCGATGCATCCGGCAACCTAGGCTTGGGGGTTACTCCGAGTGCTTGGAGTGCATTTAAAGCTGTACAAGTATATAGAGCCAGTGTAGCTTCAGAAACAGCAAACACATATTTCTCACATAACTGGTATTGGAGCGGTACAACCGATACTTATATTGCCTCTGATTACGCCACTAGATATTCACAACAATCAGGTAAGCATATTTGGTTCACCGCCCCATCCGGCACTGCAGGTAACGCGATATCGTTTACTCAGGCTATGACGCTGGATGCTAATGGACATCTATTAGTTGGAACTACAACAGTACCTACTGTGGATACCGCTTTAGCATTAACTAGAGGAACAACAACTAGTTGGATGGTAGGTCCATCTACCACTAATGGTAATGGTGCTAATTTCTTTATTATTAATTCAGCATATGATGGTGTTTATCTAGCAAGCGGTACTGGTGCATGGTCTTCAAATTCAGATGAACGTTTAAAAACTGATTTAAAACCGATTGAAAATGCAGCACAAAAAGTATCAACTTTAAGAGCTGTTACTGGGCGTTTTAAAACAGATGAAGAAGGTGTAAGTCGTTCATTCTTAATTGCACAAGATATACAAGCAGTTTTACCAGAAGCGGTAAATGTACAGACTGATGAAATGGGAACATTAGGTGTTCAATATACCGATACCATCCCATTACTTGTAGCAGCTATTAAAGAACTAACCGCAAGACTAGAAACTTTAGAAGGAAAAATAAAATGACAATAGCAACACCAATCTGGAGCATTTCAGCTTTAAACTGTAAATCTGATGTTGATGGCTTAGTAGACTATGTTGTTACAGCCCATTGGGACTGTACAGCAACTAACGGTCAGTATAGAGGTAGAGTGTATAACACTACTTCTTTTGAAGTGGATGCTGACAAACCTGATTACATCCCGTATGCTGACTTAACCGAAGCACAAGTAATAGAATGGGTACAAGCGTCATTGGGCGCTGAAACCGTTGCCGCTACAGAAGCGAACGTACTGCAACAAATTGAAAACCAAGTAAATCCACCTATCGTAACACCTGCGTTACCTTGGGCTTAAAATCAGGAAAGATGATGAAAATAGATTTAACTTTAGAAGAAGTAAACGGCGTTTTAGTGGGTTTAGGCCATTTGCCTTATGCTCAAGTGCAACCTTTGATTGATAAAATTAGAGAACAAGTGATTCCACAAGTGCAAGCTGAAAGCGAAGCTACTAAAGCCGAACCAATAGAGGATGTTTATGTCTAAATTTATAGAAATCATCGTTCAACCCTCAACATGGCGCGGGTTTGTTTGGATATTAACTGCTATTGGCATTAACTTGAATCCTGAGCAGTCGCAAGCAGTTATCACTGCAGGTATGGGCGTAGCCGGCATCATAGGCGCGTTTACTTCGGATAAATAGTGGAAGCTGGAATAACAGTTAAGCTGTTTGGTGCGATAGCCGGTTTCTTCGGAGGTTTGTCACTATCATTCTTCTTTCAACCTGCAGCGTTGCATAAACACGGTCAATTAACTGCTGGGATGATTATTGGTGGGATTAGCGTTGCAGCGTCGTTCACATTAGGCGGAGTTGTATGCCGATCTTTAGGGCTAGACGGCAATGATATTGATACTGTAATGGGTGTTGGATTCTCTATCGGTTTACTTGGCGTGGGTGTGATTGGCTTTGTGGGTAATTTCTTCAGCAATCGTGAAGGTAAGGACATCCTAGAAGTTGCAACAGAACTACGAGACGTTAAGAAATCATCACCCAAACCTACTACAAGAAAAGCCCCAATACGGAGAAAACGAAATGGGTGAACACTCTATAGTGTTGCTAATGACAACACTTAATTTTATGGGTGCTATGATTTGTTTCGCGGGTGCTTTATCACCGCGCATGAGAACTTTCCCTAAGTGGCATACCATCGGGCTACTAGCATGTTTAGTTGGATTGCTAGCGCAGGTCGGTATCAACCTTGAGTTTTTACTTGCTGAGGGTCCAAGCCCTTATGCACATATAGGATTGCAACCATTCAAAGACTTGGGTATTGATATAATAGCGTTTACTTATGGGGGTCGTGGGATTCTTATGTGGTTAGACTCTCGAAAGCAACCAGAACCTCCTGTAAAACCTGTGCGTAAAGCACCACCTAAACCAACACCGGTAAAACGTAATGTCAAAAAAGTTGAGTGAACACTTCACCCTTGAAGAATTAACTGTATCAGATACAGCTAGACAAAAAGGGCTTAACAACACCCCTAAAGGTGAAGCACTAGAAAACTTAATCCGACTAGCTGAATTCTTAGAAGATGTCCGTGCTTTATTTGGTAGACCAATTACAATTAACTCTGCATACCGTGGTCCTGAAGTAAATGCTGCCGTTGGTGGCGCTAAGAAGTCAGATCATATGGATGGTAGAGCCGCTGACATTCGAGTTAAAGACATCCCTGTTGATGAAGTAGTCCATGCAATTATCGGTTCAGACTTACCTTATGATAAAGTAATCAAAGAGTTTGCAGACTCAAAAACGGGCGGTTGGACGCATCTGTCCATTGCTGAAAAAGGTGCTGTCCCACGCAAAATGAAACTGACAATCGACAGCAAAGGTCAACGTCCTTACGAGGGGTAAACCGTGATAAAAAAGTTAGTCTATAAGGCTGGGGTTAACCGTGAAAACACCCGCTTTTACACAGAAGGGGGCTACTATGACTGCGATAAAATCCGCTTTCGTCAAGGTACGCCTCAAACTATCGGTGGTTGGGAACAGATCTCGCCATATAGATACTTAGGTGTATGCCGCTCGTTATGGAACTGGGAAACACTTAGCTTCATTAACTTTACTGGTGTTGGCACTAACTTAAAGTTTTATATCATGCAGGGTGGTGGGTACTACGACATCACACCTATCCGTTCACAGCAAGCTTTATCAAACCCATTCACTGCATCAAACGGCTCAACCACTATTACGGTTAACGCTGTAGCACATGGTGCTATAGATGGTGACTTTGTGACTTTCAATGGCGTAACGGGTTTGGGGGGTAACATCTCAGCGGCTGTGCTTAATGGTATAGGTTTCCAGATTACCTATGTTGATGCCAATAGCTACACGATCACAGTAAGTACGCCTGCTAGTGCTGCAGACACAGGACACGGTGGCACAGCGGTCAATGCTGTTTACGAAATACATACAGGTGCTGAAACCGTTGTGTCTATGTCAGGATGGGGCGCTGGCGCTTGGGGTTCAGGTACTTGGGGTTACAGCTTAACCTCTAATAATCCTATGCGGTTGTGGTCACAAGGCAACTTTGGTGAAGACTTAGTTTTCGGTCCTCGTGGTGGGGCGATGTATTACTATAATGCAAGTCAAGGCATTAACCCGATTTCTGCGACGATTTCTATCGCGTCACCTGCTGTCGTTAGTACCATTAATACCTTGGTTGACTATGATCCTGTGTGCTTTACAACGACTGGTGCTTTACCTACAGGACTTACTGCAGGTGTGACTTACTATGCACATAACGTAACAGTTACTCAATTTAACGTATCAGCTACACCAACAGGCGCTTTGATTAATACATCAGGCACACAATCAGGCAGTCAGGCCCTATCTATTAGAGGTGTAGCACTAACTTCACTTTACGGAGCTTCAGATGTACCGGTTATTCAGAATTACCTCATGGTCTCCGACATTTATCGGTTTGTGTTTGCTTTTGGTTGTAATGATTACGGTAGCACTGACCAAAACCCATTGCTAATTAGATGGTCAGACCAAGAAGATGTCGTTAACTGGACGCCTTCTGCGACCAATCAAGCAGGTAGTTTGCTGTTATCTCGTGGTTCTAAGATTGTTACGGCTACCCAGACTCGCCAAGAGATTCTCGTATTCACTGACACAAGCGTGTATGCACTGCAGTATTTAGGCCCTCCGTATGTTTGGGGTTCTCAGATCATGGGTGCCAATATCTCAATTATTAGCCAAAACTGCGTGTCTCAAGCAGCGGATGTTGTGTATTGGATGGGTTATGACAAGTTCTATAAATATGACGGTAGAACGCAAACCTTACGTTGTGACATTAAAGAGTACATCTTTAGTGATATTAATCTTGAGCAGTCTGACCAAATCTTCAGCGGTACAGTAGAAAGATTCAATGAGATATGGTGGTTTTATCCTTCAGCAGATAGTACTGTAGTTGATAAGTATGCGGTCTATAATTACCTAGAGGACATCTGGTACTACGGCACTATGGGTAGAACTGCATGGATAGACACGGGGGTTTTAACTGACCCGTTAGCAGCAACCTACACTAATAACTTAGTGTTTCAAGAGTACGGCTTAGATGATAACGAGACGGGTACTGCGGCACCAATACATGCCTATATCACTACCTCTGAATTTGAGTTGATGCAAGAAGGACATCAGTTTGGCTTTGTTCGCCGTATTATTCCTGACTTAACCTTTAGAGGGTCTACTGCTGAAAGTCCATCAGCAACATTGACTGTTATCCCGCTTAATAACTCAGGCTCTGGGTATACGGATCCACCTTCGGTTGGCGGTGTTGATAATGGGTTAGTTACGCGGTCGGCTGTACTGCCTATTGAAGCCTATACGGAGTATCTGTATATCAGAGTGCGTGGGCGTCAGTTTGCCTTTAAGATGGAGTCTAACCAGTTAGGCGTGGCGTGGCAGATGGGTGCTATGCGTTGGGAAGTTAAGGCTGATGGCCGGAGAAGTACATAATGGCTACCACCACTAATATCATCAGAAATCCTGCGGTACCTAACTTACCTTTAGCACCGGTTGGGTATGAGCGTCAGTATCAAGATCAGTTGAACAACGCTTTGCGGTTGTACTTTAACCAACTAAACAACTTGAACTCTGTGCTTATTGGATCT